CTACCAGCAACCCAATTCACCAGCTACTGACGGAAAGCCCAAACCCAGAGCAAACAAGGCCGGTATTCTTTGAAACTCTCCAAAGCCATGCCCTTCTTTTCGGGAATGCCTTTGCGGAAATTGAACGCACAAACGCAGGGGAACCCGTAGCCTTGTGGCCAATTCATCCCGGTAACGTCTCAGTAGGCAGAACAGAGAAAGGGGAACTGGCTTATGAAGTCACCACAGCACAAGGAAGCGTAGTTCTATCGAGCTATGACGTTCTTCACGTTCCGGGGCTTTCAGCGGACGGCAGCGTAGGGTATCAGCTTCTCAAGATTGCAAGGGAAACGCTGGGATTCGGAATAGCCGCCCAAAGGTACGGTTCTAGTTTTTTTGGTAATGCGGCTAGACCCTCTGGCGTACTCCAAACGCAAGGGCAGCTAAACGAGACGGCACGGGAGAACCTACGCCGATCTTGGAACCAGCTTCATCAAGGGCCGGATAACGTCGGCAAAGTGGCAATACTTGAGGAAGGCTTGATCTTTACCCCCTTCCAATTGAGCAACGAGCAAAGCCAGTACAAGGATATTCTTAACTGGTTCGTATATGAAGTAGCCCGGTTCCTTAATTGCCCCCCAAGTAAATTACATAGCCTTGAAAAAGCAACGTGGGGCAACCTTGAAACCCTGAATCAAGACTATCTGACTACGACGTTACGACCGTGGTTAGTGAAGTGGGAAAAGGAACTTGAGCGGAAGCTACTAAGTGAACAGGACAAGCCTTCCCATTACGTTGAATTCGATACGACCTTGCTACTTCGGGCCGATATTGGAACCCGCTACAACGCCTACGCAACGGCACTTACGAACGGATTCCTAACGGTAGACGAAGTACGGGCCAAAGAGAACCTACCACCATTACCAGTACAGCCAGAACCAATACAGGGGGCCAATGAACAAGCATGAGCAACGGGCAATAAGAACCAGCTACTATACGAAGGAAAACAAGCTATGGGGCTACGCTGCTATCTTCGATGCCCCTACCGAAATCCGAGAGTACGGCAGGACGTTTACCGAAGTGGTACGAAGGGGAGCATTCCAGCGAAGTCTAGGTGAGAACAAGGACATTATTTGTACCTTCAATCACGACGTAGGGAAGCTGCTAGGCCGAACGAGTAGCCAAACGCTGACGATCAAGGAAGACAAGGTAGGGCTATATTTTGAAGTTTCCTTGCCCGATACAGCAACCGGAAACGAAGTAAAAGAACTCGCCTTACGGGGGGATTTGCTGGGGGCTTCCTTCACGTTCACGGTTCCCAAAGAGGGGGAAAGCTGGGCCAGCAATACCAGAGAATTAAAAGATTTAGACCTTTACGAATTGGGGCCGGTTGTATTGCCAGCGTATAAGGACACAAAAATAGGAATGCGAAGCAATGACCGATACCGTTACAAACTGCTATTGAGGGAAAAAATATGAAGGCAGAAGACTACATAGCGTTGTATACAGTTTCATAACCCTATAGGAGATAGATGAAATCGAGTGAGTTAAGAGAACAAAGGGCAAAGCTAGTAGCGAATGCCAGAGTAATCATAGACGGGGCCGACGAACGAGAATTGACGGCAGACGAAAAAGCACAAGTAGACGCTATGTTTTCCGAAGCGGACAAGCTGGCGGAACAAGCGGACGATGCCGAGCGAAAAGAAAAACTCGAAAAGGCGGAAGCCGAGCTAAGGGAATCCCAAGGCCGCAAGATCAAATCGACCCGGTTCACCAATTCCGACCTAAACCCATCCGACCGAAAAGCAGCTATCCGAAGCTGGGCATTGGCAGGTACGGGCAAATTCAATGCGGACGACGAACTACGGGCAGCGAACTACGGGATTAACCTACGCTCCGCTAACCTTGAAATCCGGGCATTGAGCAAGGGAACCAGTACGGCAGGTGGTCATACCGTCCCGGTTGCTTTCGCCAACGAAATCGAAAAACAACTCAAATGGTACTCGGAAATCCGCAACGTCGCCAAAGTCTTGAGTACCGACAGCGGGACCGATCTTGATTACCCCAGAGTAAGCGACATTTCCAACGTAGCCAGCATCGTAGGGGAAGCCGGTTCCATCGCCACGAACGTAGACCCGACCTTCGACAAAGTGACGATGAAGGCATGGAAGTACGCAAGCCCTACGGTTCTCGTTTCGCTCGAATTGCTCCAAGATTCCGCAATCGACATTGAAGCCCTTCTAGCCGATCTACTGGCCGAACGAATGGCACGGGGGCAGGAAGCACACTTCGTAGGGGGCAACGGGACAACGCAACCAGAAGGTTTGAATTCCGCTTCCGCTTCCGTGGAACTCGCCAGCGGCAACGCATTGACCTTCGATAAAGTTATTGACCTAGTTCATAGCGTAGACAAGGCATATCGGAGCAACGGGGCTTTTCTGATGCACGATACGACACTAGCCGAGCTACGGAAAGTGAAGGACGATAACAACAATTACATTTGGCAACCAAGCGTACAAGTAGGCGAACCAGACCGAATTTTCGGCTATCCCGTCTACGTCAGCAACCAGCTAGAACCTTGGGCCAGTGGCATTGATGAAACCGATAAGATTATGCTTTTCGGGGATATGTCTAAGTATCTTATTCGGGACGTTGGGCCAAGTCTCAGCGTAGCCCGTTTGGATCAGCTTTACATGGCTACGGGGCAAATTGGCTTTGTTCTCTTGATGCGTACCGATGGCCGTTATATTGGTCATTCCGGTTGCGTCAAGGCGATGGCTGGATACAACACCCCATAATTTTGAAAGAAAAATGATGGCAGAACACTATATAAGTATGCCATAATTTTTCTCCACTATTGGTTAACTTGTTTAGCCCCTCTTCCCAAACTCGTTCTAGCTCCGGGAAGAGGGGTTTTTCATTTTTTTCATTTTATTATTGTCTCAAGTGGCTATGACGCTATAATACAAACAGTAGTGCTATAAGCGAAAAAGATCGCTTGTGATTTGCATGCATGCACCCCCTACACTCTAGCTCCGGAGGAAAGGGTTTTCTATTTTTTTGTCTCAAGTGGCTATGACGCTATAATACAAACAGTAGTGCTATAAGCGAAAAAGATCGCTAGTGATAAGCACCCACACTCTAGCTCCGGGAAGAGGGGTTTTCTTTTTTCGGGGCAGATTACTACTCTATTGCTGGGTATCTGTTTCCAATTTCTGTAAGCAAAAGACTACATATCGTAGCTTTTGCTTTCATATCGCCCCCTGTCTTGTGCGTTACAATTCAGGGGGCTTGTGCATAAATAGAGCATGTACCAGATTCAAGTAGTAACCCCGCCAGAGAGCGAACCCGTAACGCTAAACGAACTAAAAGCCCATTTGAGGTTAAACGACGATTCCGAAGACACTTTGCTAGAAGCCTTCATCAAGGCAGCGAGGGAATTCTTCGAGAGCTACACGGGAAGGGCAGTACATCCTACGACCTTCCGCCAGCATGTACCGTACTTCAATTCAAGAGTCTACCTAATGCGAAGCCAAGCCCGGAGCATAGTCAGCGTAAAGTATTGGGATGCGAGCAACGTACTAACGACACTGAACGATTATAATTCCGACGTGATTTCCTGCCCCGGTTCCGTCTGGCTTGATTCCTACCCCGTCACAAGCAGCACGAAAAGCCCCAAAGCCTACGTAGAGTTTGAAGCCGGATGGGAACCAGAGCAAGTACCAGAAATGGCGAAAACCGCTATCAAGCTGCTTGCTGCCCACTACTACGAAAACCGCAATTCCCACAGCGAAACAAGCCTAGAAACGGTTCCGATGGGGTTCAAGGCAGTTTGCGAGCAATTCAAGACGGGGCTAATGGGACCGTTCGGGATGGGGGCATAATGGCATACGCTGGGGACTACTACGACCGGGCTACCCGTTTGATCCGTTCCGTAAGCAAGAATGCCCAGAACGGGCAAGAGGAAGAGACGTTCACGGAAGGCAATACCTTTTGGTGCAGGATCGACTACGCCAATTCCCGAAGACAAAAGGATTACGGGGCCGATCAGACCGGGGCAGACGGAACAATTTACATTCGGAACTATCCCACACTCAGCCCGCTAGATCGTTTGTACTCTCAAGAATGGGGGGAAGTCTGGATTATCGAGAGTATCAAGCGGGGCAATAACGAACTGATTTGCGAATGCACCAAGTACGATGATTTGGCGTTATAAGGGGGCCAGTGATAGCGAAGTTTGAATTCTCGATAGACCC